CGGAATCGAGCGAGTTAGCCTATAAGCTTATAAGCTAATAAGCTTACTAGCTAATAAGCTTGGGTTTTTAAAGGTGCTGTTAGCTTATACGCTTATAGGCTTACCGCGCGCGAGGCCTCGAGCCGGAGATAGCATGGCAAGAGAGAAGCTTCGGGCTGGCTATCGGGAACTCCACTGGACACATCCCAGAGTGATGGATTCGCCGATAGACCATGAGGCCCTCAGCCAGCGCGCCTACAAGTGGGTGGGGGAGCACCGGGTGGTGATGGCTTACGAGCTTAACCGCAGCCTCCACGCCGGCGAGCATGTTCATCATATTGATGGCAACAAGCTCAACAACACCCCCCAGAATCTGGAAGTCCTTCCGTCCCGGAAGCACTCCGAGCTCCATGCCGATATCTGGCAGGAGCTACAAGCCGCCCGAGAGGAACTCTCCTTCTGGCGCGCAATGGGCGAACACCTTGACCGAGCGAGAGCACTGGCGGAGAAGCATGGACGATTCAGTAAACGGGGTGGCCTACTGCCACTGGTGCCAGGTTGAGCCGGCTTGGTACAAGAAGCCCAAGCCAGTCTGCTTCGACTGTGATATGTGCAGGGGCCATCGGCGCATGCCAGGCACCTGCGAGTATCCCCTCGAGGCGGTGAAGGCTGAGCAGAAGCGAGTACGAGACACAGATAAGAACTCCCCCTTCTATCGCCTGAAGGCGCACGGGGAGGGAATTGAGAAGGGAATGCGGTGGTGGAGGGGCGAGCTTCCAGGATGGGTCTTGGAAGAAACCAAACAGAGAGTGGAGAAGAACAGAATGAGCGCAGACCAATATTATGGATTTCGGTATGAACCCCTCGCCTTAGGCGTGGTCATCCGTCCTGTCAATAAGCTGAGAGAGGGCATCTATTCCAGCCCTCTCGAGGTCAAGGTTGATGGGCTGGAGAAGGTGGTTAAGAAGCAGGCGGCTCGCGTCAATACGCTGGAGGCGGAGGTCGAGGATCTTGAGAATGAAGTGGAGAGCCTGAACGACCAGCTCGAGAGCGTAGAGGACCAGTTGGCTGTCTCGGAGAAGGCTGGCGCAGAGCTGGAGGCCACCAACAAGTTTCTTCGTGAGAGATTGCTGGCCACAGGCCTCCGCGCCCACCAGGCCGAACTCCGCGATTCTGCCGCCGGCAACCGCGCCAACTCGCTCGCGGGACAGCTCAAGGATCTCCAGGAGCGCAATGTTCGCCAGGAGGTAATCATCTGCAACATGGACTCCCGCATGCGTAACTTCACCGGCGAAGATCGCCGACACACCTTCTCCGACTACTCCGCAGGGGGCAGGTACGCCCGATGAGTAACGACGCAGCCCGCAGCCTGTACAACGCGCTGGCGGGACTTCTTGACTCCAAGCACCCGACCCTCTCGACTGCAATCGAGGCGGTGGAGTTGCTGGCATCCGAGCTCGATGACCGGAACACGAACGCCCACGAAGACAATCTGAGCTGGGCACCGGCTGTTCCGACCAACTCGCTGGAGTATGAAGACCGGGTGCTTTGTGCGGAGTGATCCGTAATGGCCCGACCGATCAAAGAATTGAATCACAAGCATCGCCGGGTGGCTCAGCTCCGAGCACAAGGGCTGACTCACCCGGAGATTGCCGAGCAGACCGGCTTCTCCCCTTCCCACGTCAAGACCATCCTGGCAACCCCAGAGGTCAAGGACATGGTGACTGCGGAGAGCATCCGGGACAGTGCGCTCAAGACCATGAAGACGGTCGAGGAGGTACTGGACCGGGCTAAGGTTTCGGCAATCCTTCTGCTGGAGCAGGTCATCAACGACTCTGACCTGCTTGGGGACAACGCCCCCACCACGAAGCAGCGCCTGGACGCAGCTATCGAGCTGCTGGGAATCGCTGGCTACAGCAAGACCCAGCGGGTTGACCACCAACACAGTCACCTTCTGCAGCACACGGACCTGGCTGAGATCCGCAGCCGGGCGATGCTCCCCCCTATGGTTCATGTTATTGATGTGGAGGCCCTATGAGGATTGACAGCAGTCTCATCCTCGCCTCCCTCTTCCTTGCCTTTATCCTCTTCTCGACGGCTGCAATCTTCGCGATTGCCCACGACCATGAGCGACAACAACCACCCCGAAAGATCCCGCATGTCCATCGACGCTTTCATTACCTCCATTGTTGACTACCTCCAGTTCCTGGCAGTAGCCATCCCCGAAGCCATCGCTGCGTTCCTCGCTGTTCTGGGTCTCGTCTAAGCATGGGTGACCTGCCCTACCCTCCCGCGTTCGACAGGGCGGTGACCATCACCCTTCGAGAAGAGGGTGGGGCCCGACTCGCCAACCACAAGTTTGATCCAGGTGGAAAGACGAAGTACGGCATCAGCCAGAAGAGCTACCCGCACCTGAATATCTCGCTGCTCACCGAAGCTGAAGCCATCGACATCTACTTCCGGGACTACTGGCTCCCCCTCCATCTCGGCCTCATTCACAGCCCCTATGTGGCCGCAGAGATCTTTGATACTGCGGTGAACTGCGGGGTGGGCACTTCGGCCAGAATCGCTCAGCGGGCAGTGAACATGCTCTCTCTGGGCCAGGAGCTGAAGGAGGACGGCAAGATGGGGCCAGCCACGATTGCCGCCCTGAACGAACTCTCTCGGAAGCATGAGCTTCCACTGGTGGTCTGCCTGAATCTCAATCAAGGCATCCGATATGTCGAGATCGTGAAGAGCAACCCCAAAGACTTTAAGCACTTCATCAAGGGTTGGATGAAGCGACTGGCGCCCCCGAAGGAATTGCTGACATGAACTACTCTTTCGCCAAGACCGTCGAGAAGGTAATCATCGCCTTCATCATGGCCTTCCTTCCGGGCATCACGGTCACCGCCACCCTTCCTGACACTGCCGCCCAGTTCCAGGCCACCTGGTATCTCTTTGCGGCATCCTTGCTCACCGCCCTTGCGAAGGGCTACGACAACTACCGCAAGAACTCCCCTCCTCCCTCCAATGACGCCCTCGTCTCACTCGACTATGCAGCCCTGCCAGCCTCGCTCCTGGTGTATCTCTCCCTCCCTGCTGCTGGCGTGGGCGTCATTTCTACTCTTACTGGAATCTGCTGATGGCCCTCAAAGATATCCGAAGCACGCGATCCCGCGTTGACGAGCTCCGCAGCATCAGAGACCAGATCGACTTGGTCTGTCGCGGCTCGAATGATGTACAGAAGTACTACGACCGCGCCCTGCTCGTTGGCGGCAACGACATCAAGGATATCCACACCGCATGCCTTGACCGCCTGGTTGACCTTGATGGCATCCTGGCGCAAGCCTACGCCGACCTTGCTGCCTTCCGTACCAACGGCATGGTCTTCAAGTACCGCTGGCAGGCTGGCAAGGGGAACATCCGGTACGTCAAGTTCACCACGACCCAGACCCTTGAGTTGGTGGATATCTATGGCGACGTTCTCACAACGGGCTGGTGTACCGGAACGATCGCGGATGTCTTCGCTGTTGGCGACATCGTCAAGATCGAGAACGCGGAGGTTACTTCCAATAACGGCAATCGCGAAGTGTCTGTCATCACTGACCAGACCATTACCTTCCTCAACATTCAAGGCGCGGCAACCCTGACGGACGCTTCGGCCATCGTTACCCTGTGGGCAAGAGCATGACCCTTGTCGACGTAAAGGAACATATGCCGGACATCAACAACGATACCGGCGTCTCGCTCAAGATGGTCACTTCTGTCGTCTGCCTGGCGGTCTTCCTGGTAACGACCTACTTCAACCTGAACGCCAAGCAGACCGAGATTCTCTTCAAGGTCGAGCAGATCGAGCAGTCCATCAATCGTGGTGGCCGCTGGACCCGGGACGACATGAGCCGCTTCACCAGCGAGGTGAAGCTCCTCAACCCAGATATTAAGTTTCCCGACCTCGCGTCGATTGGAAGCTCCGGGAGCTGAGCTCCCACTCAAAGGTGGCGGAATTGGCACACGCACTCCACACCCGCGACGGCGGACGGAGAGAGCAAGTTACGGCGAAAGCACAACCCACTTGCAGGTTCGACCCCTGCCCTTTGAGTTTCAATTGCGGCCTCGCGGCCATGCCCCCAGCGGCCCAAGCTGGCGCACTTGATGGCGTAAGGTTCAAGCGGGGCTGTCACCCGAAGACGACAGTGACTGCCGGGAATAGACTGGCGCTTCCCCCTCCCACGAAAGTACCCCCTCCTTGCAAAGCCCCGAAGACCGGGCTGCGCTTCTCGACATCATGGGCCAGTGCTACCGCAGCACTGAGGCATGCGGGCGAATCCTCTTCCCTGAGCACTTCACCCTTCCCGAGACCGCACTCCACCGACAGATCAACGAAGCCATTGATGACGACAGCCTGAAGAAGGTAGTCATCAGCGCTCCTCGCGGGCTTGGCAAGACCACGACGATGTCTATCGCCAAGTGCGCCCAGAGCATCCTCTTCGGCAAGCACCGCTTCATCTGCTACATCAGCAACTCGCTCGATGCCGCGCAGCGCCAGACGGACAACCTGAAGCGCGAGCTGATGACCAACAAGGATGTCAAGCGCTTCTTCGGCAGCATCCGGCCCGACAAGTATGACGGCGTGGACGAGACCTTCAGCAAGCTGAGCTGGGTCGCCAAGAGCAACCTGTCCGGCAAGCAGACCATCGTCCTCCCTCGCGGCAATCAGCAGCAGGTACGCGGACTCAAGTTCGGCGCTATCCGCCCCGACCTCCTCATCTTCGACGACCTGGAAGAGTCCCTTCTCCTGAACAGCGAAGAGCAGCGCAAGAAGCTGAAGGATTGGTTCTTCTCTGATGCCCTTGAGTGCGTGGACCAGATGGGTGCCCCCTACAAAATTATCTACATCGACACGCTCAAGCATGAGGACAGCCTCCTCGCCAATCTCCAGGAGCTGCCGGACTGGCACCATGTACGCCTCAGTATCTGCGACGAAAACTTCCAGAGCCTGGCCCCCGAGTTCAAGACCACCGAACGCATCGCGGAGATGGTGGAATCGGCGCGAGCTTCCGGCACTCTTGACCACTTCTACCGCGAGCATATGTCCGAGCCTGTCAGCAAGGAAGATGCAAGCTTCAAGAGCGAGTACTTCAAATATTACGACGAACAGGACGTGGAACTAAGCTCCGACCCTGACGTTGAATCCTTCGTTATTGTCGACCCCGCGAAGACCGCAAAAGCGACCAGTGCCTACAGTGCGGTGGTCGGGGTTGGCGTCAACCTTCGCACCAATACGATCTACGTCCGTGATCTTGTCATGGAGCGCCTCGAGCGCGACGACCTGATGGATGCTGCGATGACCATGTGCGAGCGCCTACGGGCCCGCGTACTTGGCGTCGAAGTCACGGGGTTGGACCAGTGGATCGAACAGCCATTCCGAGACGAGATTACGCGGCGGGGGGCTATGGTGCAATTCGTACCCCTTCACGCGAAGAAGGGTAAAGGGGAGCTGGGCTACGAGTCCGGCAAGGTTGGCCGAATCGCCGGCCTGGTCCCGTATTACCGGCAGGGACTCATCTGGCACAACAAGGCGGTCTGCGGCCCCCTCGAGCAGCAGCTTCGCTCCTTCCCCCGCTCTAAGCGCTGGGACGCGATGGACGCTCTGGCCTACACCCTCGAGCTCCTCGACTACGGTGAGCGCTACTTCTGGCCACAGCGTGCGAGCGACCCCAAGTTCAACATCGAGACGGAGTACGCCGAGCTTGAGCGCGACTTCAAGATGCCCGACCTCCCGGAGCTCTCCGATAGCTGGGGCCAAATCAACGACGACTGGATGGACTATTAATGCCCGCAATCATTGACCCGAATCCCCACCGCCGCGAAGGCTCTATCAGCTCCGACAAGGACTACATGTATCAGTATCCTGGCGAGCTGGACCTGAAGCCTGGAAGCCCTCTTCACGAGAAGCTCCGCCGGCGGATTCTGGACCGGGCTCAGGAGAGCTGGGAAGTAATCAGCCAGCGACACACTGCGTGGGACAAGGTGGAAGACACCTGTACCGCATTCATGCCCCTCGACGAGAAGGAGCGCCAGGTCCAGCGTATGGACTCTCGCCGCCCTGTCAGTATCGTCGTCCCCCTCTCTTACGCGGTCAAGGAGACCCTGCTTGCCCACCTCATCAGCATCTTCAGCATGGACGGTATCTGGCAGTACGAGGCGCGTGGGCCGGAGGATGTGGGTGGCGTGGCTCTCATGGAGAATCTGGTTGACGCCCAGAGCAAGCGATTCAAGCACCTTCTTGCCCTTCACACCTTCTTCCAGGACGGCATCAGCAAAGGCATCGGGGTAGTCGCTCCGGTGTGGGAGACCAAGTACGGCCTCCGCGACCAGGTCATTCTCGACCCCATGACTGGCATGCCGGTAGCTTCCAAGCAGGAGCACCTGACCTTCGAGGGCAACCGCCTTCGCAACATCAATCCTCGCCTCTATCTGCCGGACCCCAACGTCCCTGCCCACGAAGTGCAGGACGGCGAGGCTGTCGGGTGGGTATGGCGCGACTCCCAGATTGGCATCCTCGAAGAGGAGCAGCGCAACCCGGGAGCCATCTTCAACGCCAAGTACCTTCAGCACATCGCCGAAGGACGCAGCCAGATCTTCAAGGGCCGGGATGACACCCGGCAGACGGCCATCCGCAACACGCGCCCCGTCGACCGCATCTACATGTACGAGCGTATCATCCCCGCCGAAGTTGGGCTGGGTCCGAGTGAGTTCCCCGAGATCTGGTGCTTCCAGCTCGCGGCGGATGAGGTCATCATTGGCGCTCAGCCTCTTGGCCTGAACCACAACATGTTCCCGCTGGCTGTATGTGCCCCCGACTATGACGGCTACTCCTGCGCACCCATTGCCCGCCTCGAGGTAACTCTTGGCCTGCAGGGCGTAGCGGATTTCCTCTACAACAGCCACATCGCCCACTGCCGCAAGAGCCTCAATGGCGTGACGGTGGTTGACCCCAGTGTCATCAATATCAACGACATGACCGCGCCTGGTGCGCACAAGCTCATCCGGGTGCGCCGCTCGATGTTCGGCATGAACGCCATCGACAAGGGCTTCAAGCAGTTCCCTGTGAGCGACCCCACCACGAACCATGTGAGTGAGGTCGGCATGATCGACTCCCTCATCGCCAAGATTACCGGCGCTTCGGATTCGATGCAGGGTGTCTTCTCCGGTGGTGAGCGCAAGAGCGCACAGGAGGCCCGGGACACTTACCTCTCCGGTATCGGACGGGTGGAGAAGATGGCCCGCATCATCAGCGAGCAGGCGATGGGTGACTTGGGCTACATGATTGCCAAGCACACTCAGCAGTTCCTCAGCCAGGAGTCCTACGTGAACATCACGGGTCGCCTCCAGGAGGACATCATGGAACTCTACGGGCTTGACCCGATGGAGACCCGGATTCCTGTTGGCCCTCAAGACCTCATCGATGTGGACTTCGACGCCATCGTCCGAGACGGCACGATGCCCTCGAGCTCCTTCACCTCCGAGCACATCCAGCTCATGCAGCTCGCCATCCAAGACCCCCGCGTGTATCAGACCTTCGACACCGCCCGGTGGATGGCCGAGATCGCCAAGAGTATGGGCATCAAGAACATCAACGACTTCAAGTTCAAGACGACCGTGATGCCCACCGCCGACGTGGCCGGCATGGCGGAGTCTGGTGAATTGGTTCCTGCTGGATGAACGACGATCCAAAGATCAGCAAGCAGGAATGGGCGAAGCTCTTCGCAGACAAAGCGTGGCAAGCCTTTATGTGGCATGTGGACTTCTCCGTCGCCGAGACGATGGTGGTCCTGAAGCTTGGTGACGGCATTGAGCTGCACCGGGCACAGGGGGCCATCTCGGCCCTCGAACGTATTAAAGCCTTCCAGGAGGGAGTGCTTCAAACCTTAGAAGAGGAAGACCATGACGACTGAATTTGACGACCTTGATGCGATTGGCCCCGAGCACGCTGTTTTGGGAGATGAGAAGATCGTATCCGCGCCAGAACCCGTAGAGATTGAGGCCCCTGCGCTTGACGAGAGCGACTTCGATGGGCCTGATGTCGAGTTTGCTCCTGCGCCCGCACCCGTTGCTGAAGAGTCCCTCGAAGACCGCCTTCAGCGCCAGCAGGAGCTCATTGACAAGCTTCTGGCGGGAAAGCCCCTCGTTGATATCCCGGAGGGCTACACGCCCGCCCCAGCCCCTGTGCAGACCGCCCCCGTAGCGCCCGTAGAGCCTGAGTTGCTTGTCAGTGACGAAATCTACGACGAGCTCATGTCGGACCCCAGAAAGTTCAATGACTTCCTGGTGGCTGTGCTGAAGAAGACTCGCGAGGAAGCGGTGGCCGAAGCCTATGGCGCGGCGCTGCAGAATATTCCGGCAGTGATGGAGCCCTCCATCCATGAAGCTGCTCGCAATCAGTACGAAGTGACTCGCTGGATGCAGGAGAACCCAATCTTGGGTCAGCATCAGCAGGCCGCTGCAACCATCCTTAACCAGGTCGACGCCTACCACCCGGCTCTCTCGCTCACTGAGAAGCTCGCGATGACTCTGAATACCCTCAACTCCCATCTGGGAGGAGCACCGCAGCGGACGGCGGTCACCACCCGTCCCACGTCTGGCGTCCAGCGTCCAGCCTTCGCACAGGCCCCTCGTGGCTCTGCTCCGAAGGCATCGGTTCGCTCCGGCCTCCAGGCGGAACTCGACGAACTCACCCTCTAAGGAATACCCCTCATGGCAATTGATAAGCAGGGTCGCGCTGGACAGTGGAACTACAATGTTCTGATTGTTGCTGCCGCGACCGTCGCGACCACCCTGAAGCCCTATCAGACTACGGTCCTCATGACCGCTCCGGCTTCCGGTAACTCGGTCATCACCCTCCCCAATGTCGCTGAGTGCGCTGGTCGCATCTTCACGGTCAACTGTATCGACGGCACGGGCACTTGCTCTGTAGCCGGCGCTGGCGACGAGCTCAAAGCTTACGCCTCTGGCTCCATCACCGCCAACGGCATGTGCTCCGTCTACTCGGACGGCATCAACTGGCACGCCATCGGATTCCAGGCCACCTAATTAGTAACCAGGAGCACCACCCCCAATGAGCATTAAAGGCGACCTGCGCGAATGGCGTGTCGATATTCACGCCCTGCAGCACTTTACTTCGGTCCCTCCCGACTCTGAGACCGGAGCGCTGTATGTCGACGGCGAACCCTACGGCTCTGGGGGTGGTGATTCCTACACCCATCCCAACCACTCTGGCGATGTGACCAGTGTGGCGGATGGGGCTCAGACTATTGCTACTGGTGCCGTCACGAACGCCAAGATGGCGAACATGGCCCAGAACACCATCAAGGGCAACGACGCAGTTCTTGGGGTTCCCAAAGACCTGACGAAGGCTGAGGCGCTGGCTCTGCTGAATGTCGCAGACGGCGCTCAGGTCAACACGGTCACCTCCGTGAACACCGAGACCGGCGCTGTGGTTCTCACGAGCGACGACATCAGTGATGCGGCGCAGACCAACAAGTGGTCCAGCGCAGCCAGAAATACCAAGACCGACTATCTTACGGTAACGGCTGCGACCGACCTCGACACAATCAGGGCCAACACGACCACCAACAACGCGAAAGTCACCAACGCCACCCACACCGGCGAGGTAACTGGATCAGCAGCGCTCACGCTGGCGGCTTCGGCTGTCACAGCCCGTACGCTGGCTACTCCGGTCGGTGCTGACCACGCGCTCATCTATGACGCTTCTGGTGCGATTATCGCGAAGGCGCTCATCAGTCTCTGGCCGATGACCCGAATTGTTGCTGCTGTTGCGGCTGCGGCCACAGTGACCATCAACGCGAGCCTTGCCTTCAACGGCATCTTCAAGCTCACGACCTCCGCGACCGCCATCACCACGATGGCTGCTCCTACAGGCTCCCCGATTGACGGACAGACGATGGAGATCTGGATCGTACAGGACGCCACCGGAAGCCGTACTATCGGCACCTGGAATGCGGCCTTCAGGTGGAATGCCGTTGGCGGCGTACCAACCCTTACCACCACGCCGCTCGCCGTCGACATCCTGTGCTTTCAGTATTACTCCACCACTGCTGCGTGGATGTGTACCGCGAAGCTCCTGGCGGCGGCTATCTAATGGCGAGCACCGGCAACATCTATCCAGGAACGCTTACTGAAGTTGCTCCTGGAGACAACACTTGGGTCGACCTGGCTAACGCCAAGACGGTCTCGGACGACGTGGCGACCTGCAGCCTTGACGGCGTGTCGACTGCCTTCTGGCTCCACGCCACCAATTTTGGGTTTACGATCCCGGCTGGGGCCACCATCAACGGCATCGTCGTTGGGCACAAAACAAGCGAAGACGTTGATGTGGATGGTGAGGTAAATAGCGTCCAAATCATTGTGGGCGGATCTCGGGTCGGGACACCAAAGACCACCGGAGACATCACCACAACACTCACCACCAGAGCCAGCGGCACTGTATCGGACCTTTGGGGCTTGACCCCAACCCGCGACCAGGTTGTCGCAACGGACTTTGGGGTTGCTCTCCAGCTCAGGAATTGGACTGCTGGGGGTTTGGGCAACGTCAATGTCGCCTACATCCGCATGGACATCACCTACACCGCCGCTTCTGGCGTGACCTACGGCTTTCACACAGTCCTCTAAGGATCCCAATGGCAGAACGAAACACAGTTGTAACCATTCCGAAGTACGTCGACGCGCTCGTTCCTGGCAGCGGGAAGTACTCGATGTCTGAGCTTCGAGAACACAACAGGCTCCGCTCCCAGCGAGTCTACGACGAACTCCAAGCGCTCAACGATATTGAGATGCTCGCTCGCGTGGCTCAGGCGCTCCCTACCGGAGACACCGCCGAAGAGGTCGCTGCCTTCGAGGCCGGGTTTACGGTACAGATGAAGCGCCTTGTCCGAGACTATCGCGTGCTCGCGACCACGAACGACGCGACCCCGAAGGATGTGCGCAACGCGGTCCTCCAGGCCATCATCGACAACTTTGCAGCCCGTGACGCAAACAGCGACGGGAAGATTAACAAAGCGGAATCTGGCCTCCACGACCAGCTCTTCAACGCCCTCGACATTGACGCTGACAACAGGCTCACCGTCGCAGAACTCCAGGCTGGCATCGCCGCCTGACCCACCGCCTCCCAATCACTGGCAGGCACCCCCTAAACACACGCGCCACTTCCGCTCGTCCTGAGCATGGCGCAGGAGAACATAATCATGGCAGACGCAATCGGCTATTTCGGCATGCGTGGTTCGGGCAACTGGACCGCCGACGAACGCCCCAAGAGCTACCGGGAGAAGATCCTGGAGCTGTACCCCAATGGCGATATGCCCCTCACCGGCCTTCTGAGCAAGACCGCCAGCGAGACCGTCAATGACCCCGAGTTCAACTGGTGGGAAGAGCCCCTTGCCAGCCAGGCGGGCGACCTCTCCGGTCATGGTGTCTACACCGACCAGAGCCTCGCTACCGAATACACCAGCTCCAGCACTGTTGCGGTTGGTGGAAACATCTACGTCAAGGTGAGCGAAGCGACCTGTAACGAGATTCGCGAAGGCCACCTGGTGATGCTGCGCTTCTACAGCGCGACCGCCCCCGATGCCAGCCGCGATCGGCGCGGTAAGGTTGTTGGTCGGCGCACCAACGGCGCGGATTCGATGATCGCTATCAAGATGCGTGAAGCGGATACCGCGACCGCGACCAACCTGTCCACCGCGAACCGCATCGTGGTCATCGGTAACTCCAACGCGGAAGGCAGCGCGATGCCTGATGGGATTCAGTACGATCCCACCAAGTACGTGAACTACACCCAGATTTTCCGCACGCCCCTGCGCTTCACCGGCACTGCTCTGAGCCAGGCGCTCCGCACCAGCGACCCGTACAAGCGGCAGAAGGCCCGGATCCTGAAATATCACGGGATCGAGATGGAACGTGCGTTGATCTACAACGGCGCGCCTTATGAAGGCACCGGCGCGAACGGCTTCCCCGAACGCGAGTGCGGTGGCTTGATGAAGTGGATCTCCACCTACGCTGCGGCGAACGTAGACAACTACGTTTCCTCGACCTCTGTAGCCACGAGCACCACTTGGGTGTCCGGCGGTAAGGATTGGCTGGACGCGAAGATGGAATCCGTCTTCAAGTATGGCCGCAACCGCAAGCTGGCTCTCGTCGGCACGGGTGCCCTCTCCGCCATCAACGCCCTCGCCAGCCAGTACGGCACGGTGAACATCAGCCCGAAGGACCGTTCCTACGGCATGTCCGTTGTCGAGTGGGTGACCCCCTTCGGCATGCTGGACCTGATGATCCATCCCCTCTTCTCGCACGAGAAGACCGAGTCCGACACCATGCTGATCGTCGAGCCCGAGAACATCAAGCTTCGTCCCCTGAAGGGCCGTGACACCCACTACAAGAAAGACGATCGTCTGGAACGTGGTGGCGCTCAGGGTATCGACGGCATCGAAGAGGAGTTCCTGACCGAAATGGGCTGGGAAATCCACCACCCCCTGACGATGGGTATCTTCACTGGTCTCGGCAACACCCACGCCAGCTAATCCCAACCCAATGTAATCAAGGGGAGCGCAGCCCGTCTGCGCTCCCCTTTTCTGGAGATCTATGGCTACTCTACTTCAGCTCCGCACTACCTTCGTAAAGCGCTCTGGGCGAACCGACCTGGCTTCGACCGACTACACGACCGACAATGGCGCGGACTTCTTCATCAACGAAGGCATTCGCGAGCTGGATGGCCTGCTCCCGAATCCAATCAGCCGCAAGACGCTCAGTACCAGCCTTGCGGCTTCTGCGTATTCGGTGAGCTTCGCCGACCTGCGCGTCCCCATCAACGTATGGGCAACCGACTCCGACAGCGACCGTTGGCTGCTTGGTAACAAGACCGAGCGGGACATGCGGAACAACTGGGAGACCACCTTCGACCTTGTCGACTCCGGCTCTCCCACTTACTGGTCCATTGGCACCACCCTGAATAGCGCCACACCCAGCACCACGATGGCGCTGACCATCATGCCGCCTGCTGACGCAACACACACCATCGAGGTTGAGGGCTACTTCTGGAGCACCACTCTCGCAATCAATACGGATACCAACTGGTGGTCCGTCACCCATCCCGGACTCTGCTACCTGGCTGCGCAGTACGCCCTCGAGGTGAGCCTGCGCAACACGGCTGGCATGAAGGACTGGATGGGGGCAATCGAGCTCAGGCTTCGCGGTATTGACCACGACGCCGCTGAGACAGAAGCAGCAGGCAATATGGAGTTGAGTGGATGATTGAAAAACGTGAGCGCATCAACAACACGCGGAAGGTGACCGACGCCATGCGCACGGAACGCCCTGCCCGCCAGGTTGTGGTCAAGACTCATGCAGTGGCCTTCAGCGAGTACGTGATGGTCCCAGACCAAGACGGCTTCGCCTTCCGGCACATGGCCCCTGTGGGCTACTACTGCAAGTCCCTGCAGCTCTTCCTGGACAACTGCTCTGGCGCTCGCATCCAGCTCCGTGTGGGCGATGACGAGTATGTGGAGCGGGATGTTGTTGCTGGGGAGAACACCTTCCAGATTGAGCGGGTGATTCCTGCCGGCACCCGTATCCGGCTCCGCTTCATCGAAAGCACCACCGCGATGGGGATCTGGATCGCGTGGGTCGGAGAAGCCAGTGCCTGAACTCGTAATCAAAGAGGGGCTCAGGACGGGCATCCGTTCCCGGGAGGACAACGAGCGAAACAGTGACCAACTCACCGTGCTCTACAACGCGAAGCCTGGCATTCACGGACTCGTCCAGCACAGCCCTATCAGCTTCCCCCCCACGCTCTCCTCTGCGATTGCTGGTGCTAGCATCACGGTCAGCCACCCATTCCCTCAGCTATTCAGGGGACAGATGGCAACCTACCTCTTCAGTGAGACCGGAGTCTGGAGTGTCAATGAAACCAACATGCTCTCCACTGGAACCGTACTCACCGCCCTCACACTCAAGAAGCTGGATGACACCTCTGGAGCTATCGCTTCTGGAGGGGGCGCTTGGCAGTTCGCTGACTGTGGTAAATCGTGGTGGGCATTCAACGGAACCACCACCGTCTTCTACGCCGAAGTCGGGGGAGTTTGGGCAGTTCGAGTAGATACCGCCTTCCAGGTGCCCACCCAGTCCGGCTGTCACTTCAGGGGCCGAGCGCTCTTTGGTGGCTTCGACGAGAACAACTACTGGAACTCGGTGTGGGATGCCAATATCGCTGGATGGACGGACACCTACATTGTCAACCCGGCTGGTGCCACCATCGCCGGTATCGGCTCCAACTTCGTGAGCTGGTCCAGCATCGGTGGCGGTGATGTTCTCGGGATGCTCTACCCGGACCTGATGGTCGAGGGGCATGAGAAGTACAGCACGGGTGGGCATAGCGCAACCAGGCCCATCTGGAACGACTTCCTGGAGCGCAATGAATGCGGCTGGATGCCGATGGACTGGGCAGGGCGCGTGCTCTGCATGAAGCCTCTCGGGGATGCGGTAGTCGTCTATGGCGACAATGGCATCTCGGCGCTCACGATGGTCAGCTCTCCCGTGCCCACCTTTGGCCTGCAGCCCGTTGCCAAGTTCGGTATCGCTTCCCGCACTGCGGTTGGTGGTGACGAGAACGGGCACCTCTTCATGGATAACTCCGGCATGCTCTGGGAGCTGGGCACTGACCTGAAGCCCATCCGTCGCGACCACCAGGAGAGCTTCCTGCCCTTCGTGGGGGACGACATCTCTATCGTCCACAACCCGCAGATCAAAGAGTTCCACATCACCGGCACTGTCAGCTCGGTTCGTCGCTGCTACACCCTGACTGAGTCCGGGCTATACCGACACAAGCACGCACCGACCAGCGCCTTCTACCTCTCTGGCGGCATGGTCGGTATCTACGAGACCCTCTCTGGCTTCGACACCGTAGAGGTCCGCACGGACACTCTCGACTTCGAGACCCGCGATATCAAGACCATCCACAGCATCCAGCTCGGCTGTACGGTGACTTCTCCGCTTAGCTGCAGGATCTTCTACCGGAGCGACGCAAGCGCAGCCTGGTCCAGCACAGCTCTCGTAGCGCTTGACCTGAAGGGCAACGCCGACATCCTCGCCTCTGGAGTCGAGTTCCAAATCCAGATCTACGGCCTCGACTACACCGACTTCGAGCGCATCGACTACATCAAACTCCTCTGGCGCGAGCTCGGGGTCCGCAACTTTAGGGGTTCCGCATGAAAGAGTTTAACTTCCTGATCGACAAGGCCCTCGTCGCTGGTCAGCACACCGAGACCATCGGGGCCCGCAACCGGGACGTGCTGGTGACCGCCAAGAATATGCGGCCCACTGAGTACGGACTGGCCTTCAACAAGGTCGTCAACGAGTCCCTTGTCAGCCCTCCCGCCACCGCGTGGCCCTATCCCCAGCTCTTCAAGGGCAAGAGCTCCTCTCTCCTTGTGGCCGAGCAGGCTGTCTACACCGTGAGCGAATCTACGTGGGCGCTCACCCAGAGCAAGGTGTATGACCTCTCTGAGATTCAGGCACCCACATCCTCCACCATCGTCACCAATGGCACCTTCACTGGCGCGTCCACTGGCTGGACGCTGGGCTCTGGCTGGTCCTATTCCGCCAATAAGCTGGTCGGTACTGGGGTCACTGCGGGCGCTGCCGCGACTCAGGCGAACGCCGCTCAGGCTGGCGCAAAGATGGAGGCCAACACGCTCTACCGGATTACGGTGGATATCTCCACCAGTGACCTCGTGGGCAGTCTGTTCCTGACCTGCGGCAGTGCGACCAGTGACTACTTCTCCACCGTCGAAACCCACACCTTTGACCTCTACTCGACGACCGCTGGAGACATCGCCCTGAAGTCCACCGACGGGTTCACCGGCACGGTAGACAACATCACGGTGAAGAAGATTGCTGAAGCCTCCATCCCCACTGGCGGTGGCGCGTGGCAGTTCGTTGACTTTCGTGGCGTGTGGTTCCTCCTCAAGTCGAACTGTATGATTGCCAAGCTCCCCTACTACTCCGACAACCGCCTGGTTGCGATTACCTCCAGCAGCGACGACTTCGCCTGTGTGGCCGGAGAGAACCTGAACAACCGGCTCTTTCTCGGCGGCATCACCGCTCCGACCCTGCTTGCCAGCGCCAACTTCGTTGAGGCTTGGAAGGCATGGGTGGAGAACAGCTCCGACTGGTCCGACGAACTCACCTACGCGGACATGACCCTGCGCACCAATGTGGTGATGTACTCCACCCGCGTAGGCGGTGACGTGTACTGGCCGTTCATCTTCGAGATGGCGCTACTGGGGCTCCCCCACCGCACCACCGCTACCATCGTCGCGGACCTCAAAGCGAACTATATCGACTGGATCCGCAAGGGCGAGCTTGGCTTCATCCCCCTTCAGCATCAGGGCTCCGTGCTCTGCCTGAAGCGGCTTGGCAGCTCGATTGTGGCGTACTGCGCCGATGGCGTCAGTATCATCTCTGCGCGTGAGCAGCGCGGCTTCCGGGCTGTTCCCGTGCATGGTGCAGGGATTGCCTCCAAGTGTGCGGTGAGTGGTGACGACAGCCGGCACCTCTTCCTGGATACCAACAACGTCCTCTGGGCGCTCACTCCCGACGGCGCACTGAAGCGCATGGTCGGCACGGGCACCTTCAACGCGATGGTCACCGCTGAAGCAACCAACCCCATCGTGGGCAACTACGACCCAGAAGAGCAGGAATACTACCTTTGCTCCGACCTCGAGGGATACATCCATACCCGCACTGGGCTGGGTGAAATCACGAAGCTGCCGACCTCCTTTGTTGTTGCTGGCAGCGGCCTGGTTGGTGTCGTCGAGGACTTGGGTACGCCCAACATCGAGGTGGAGACCGAGACCTTCGACATGGGCATGCGCGCACTGAAGACGATTCACAGTATCGCAATCGGCTATCAGGACATCACCAGCCTTCAGGTTGTGGTGCGCTACCGATACGACGACACCCCCACCTGGAGGGAGAGTCCGGCCTTTACGGTCAACGCGGACTCCATTGCGGTTCCCCTCTTCACCGCGAAGGACTTCCGGCTCAAGTTCACCGGAGTGCCAGGCACCGCTGCGAAGATCGACTACATCGACGTGGCGTACCAGATCTCCGACAAGCGGAACATTCGGAGCGCGTATGAGCTTTAAGACTGGACTGATCCGGCTCACCCCCGCGCAGGCGAGCCACTTCTGGTCGGTGCTCAGCATCGGCTTCATGAAGGCGCTCCCGCCCGGAGTGCTTCCCGGGACTACTGTCGCGAACAACATCCTCACCGGCATCCATCGCCGCACCCACGACTGCTGGGTCATCCAGCGCCGCACCGAGACCACGCAGAAACAGATTGGTGCGGCGATCACTACCGTCCAGGCTGAGTCCACATCCGCAGAGCGTGAGCTCGTCCTCTATGCCGTCTACAGCAACGGGGATATGTCCGATGTGGAGTGGGGTGAAGCGCTGGGCCTCCTTGCCGCAGTGGCGAAGAAGGCGAAGTGCCAACGCATCATTGCTTACTCGAAGAACCCGCGAATGATCGCTCTCGCCGAATCTCTCGGCGGTCGAGTCGATACCCGCGTCATTGAATTGGAGGTCTAATATGTCCAAAGGCGGAGGTACGGCGCTCTCTGCGCTGACTACTTACCAGATGAATACCCATGCGGCGCTGCTTGGTGGCGGGATTAATCAGGTTGCATCGGTGAGCCCGACCGGCCAAGCTGACCCCGCCAGCGACCTGCCGCAGGGTATCCTCGACTACCTGGATGACGCACTCGCTGGGGGCAACCCCTTCAGCGCTGCGTTCAGCTATGACCCCAGCACGGATATGCTTACCATCCAGGACTCTGTCGATGCCTTCCAGGCGCTCGTGAGCGCACTGGACCCCGAGACCGATCTTGGCAGTCACATCTCGCTGGCTATCACCTCTGCGGATGGGGCCATCACTACGACCTCTATCGATGCCGACGTGGATGCCTTCGAGACGGCGAGCGCTCCGGCGTTCGCTCGGTCTGTGAATCGGCTCACTAGCGGGATGGCTGAAATCAATGCGGTCAACTCCAGCGCCTTCATCATCGGGATGGCCCAGATGGAGAACGCCCGGACGAATGAGCTTGCCGCTTACCGGGCGAAGCTCGCCAGCCAGAACCAGCATGACCGCACTGTGCTCGTTGCCCAGTTTGCTGCGGATATCGCGAACATGCAGGGGCGTCAGCTTGACGCTCAGCGTGCGGCGACCGACATGCAGCGCGCAGTCAGCACCAACAACATTATCGCCATGAAAGAGTTCCTGGCTGAAGAGCTGGACCTCGACTACAAAGACAGCACCTACGAGATGGAGCTGTTCTCCTTCGCGAACCAGACCCTTGCCGCTGGTCTCGGCGCTTCTCAGCACGCAATCGGCCCCAGCAAGGCATCTTCCCAGCTCTCCGCCGCAATCTCTACGGGCGGCACCCTCGCCGCTCTCGGCGGACAACTCTCTCCCGCTCTCGGGGCTCTCGGCTTTCTGGTCGGTAGCACGGGCGCGTGGTTGGCGAACGCATAAAGGACTCTCATGAAAAACATCTTCAAATCCTCTGAGTTCGCGCTGGCAATGGCCGCGCTTGCTCAGGCCCCTCTCGCGGGGCAGCCCAATGCGAAAGACTCCGCTGCCTACGCTGGCGCTGAGGGACTACAGACTCTGGGTCAGGGGCTTGCCCAGCAGGAAGCGCTGAAGAAGGCCCGCAAGGAAGCCGAGAAGCAGAAGAAGGGCGCTCTGGGCGGCAGTCTTGGATCGCTGATTGGCGGAGCTGCAATGTCGCTCATTCCCGGCGTTGGTCCCTTTGCTGCCGCGCTTCTCGCCGGTGGCGGCGCTACTGTTGGCGGCAGCATCGGCACTGCTGTGGCGGGTGGCTCTGGCGGTATCGGCGATGCCGCGCTGAAGTACGGTGCTCCTGCGGCTGTCGGCGGGCTGGTCTCTGCCGGCGCGAATAAGCTGGGTGACCTGGTACTCAAGGGCACTACGGCTCAGGTCCCGCTTAACACCGGGCACATCAACTCTGCATACAGCCCAGACTTCAAGCCATTCCAGGCGACTCCCGGCCCTGCTGGTGTGATGCTCACTGGCCGCAATAAGGAAGTGGTGACCAAGCCGCTTCGCAACAAGCTCGGCAATGCAATCAAGCGGGTGGGCAGCAATATCAACCGGCTCCCCGCCGAGAGCAACGGCACCTTCACCTTCCACCCTGACGGAGGCTACTAATGGCCCGCATCAACATCCCCCACATGGGCATCACTGGCGAGGACTGGCCCGACCTTGACGGTATGGCCCCCACGCAGTGGCACAGTCATATCAAGAAGACTCTGGCAGAGCGCCAGGCGCAGCAGCTCTCCGGGAAGCCAGGCTCCACGCCCTTCCCTCAGCAGGCCCCGCAGCCTGGTGGTCAGCCGTTCCCCAACTCGCAGCCGGGCGGACCAATGCCCGCACCAGCTCCTGGTCGGGACTTCT